TTCTTTTTCCTTGTGTGAGCATCTCACCACCTAAAGGATCTATTTCTTTTTGTTCTTTTAAATTTTTCGCATCATAAAGGCTTTTAGAAATTGCATTAAAAGCCATAGCAGTAAGTCCAAGATTTGGAACTTGAACAGGTCCTTTTCTTACTGTAACACCTGACGGTGAAGGTGAGGGTGAAGTATTACCACCATTTCCACTGCCTCCTCCATGAGAAGTTGCCGAGACATTGGCTGCAACGTTTGCTGCTTCCGAACCTAAATCTCCAGTATCAACAGCACCTGAACCTCCGAAATTACCTCCAGTTTTACCTGCACCCATTCCAGATGAACCTGCACCCATGTCTCTTCCACCTCTAGCTTTAAAAACTTTTAATCCGCTTTTCAAAATTTTTGCTTGTTTAGCGTGTGTTTTAGATGCTTTTTCTAAACCTTTAATAACTTTTTTTACTTTTTTTCTCATTAGTAATATTTTGTAACTTTCCTTCTGTCTCCCATGACTTTACCACAACCTTTTGCAATACCACCTTTTTTCATTCCGTGTGGTGTTGGTCCACTTTTCGGTGGTGGTCCTGATTTTTTACCTGCCATACCTCCACTTTTTACCTCAATGGCAATTACTGGATTGTCTAAATGATCGGATGTCCCTAAAGGAGGTGTCCCTTCCTTAAATTCTAAACCAAATCTTGGATCTTTACTATCTTTTCTTTTTTTTGGAACACTTCTTTCTCCAAATCTTCTTTTTCGTCTTGCACTAGGCTCTTTTTTTCTATTCATTACCTTTTTTCTCCTGATTTAGTTTTTCTTCTTGTAGTTCTAACCTCTTTTTACCTAATTCTTCGTTTAAATTCAACTTGTCCTCGCCTAAAGTTTGCTGTGCTGAAAATTTATTGGCTTCAAATTCCATTTTTGCAGTCTCTTCTTGTGCTTTTCGTTGAATATCCATTGCTCTAAGATCTAATTCACGTGTTTTTAGTGCTAAAAGTGGGTCTTGATTCTGTTGAGACTGGAATTGTTGCTCCATTGTTACTAATTCTTGCACTTTTTGAGCAATTCTTCGTGCAACTTCAGCTTCAAACTCTATTGAAAACGCTTCTTCGTCTGTTTGTTGGAGTTGAGCCATGCTTTGGTTCTGTTGGAACATAGCTAACACTTCTTGTTTAACCTGTAATGACACATGTTCCATTAAATGACCTTGTAATAGACCATAAATTTGTGGATTTATCTGCACCATTCTTGATGTCATGAATGACATGTGGGCTGCAATATGTGCATTGTGGTCTTGTTGCGGAAATGCTTTTGGAATCACCATCTGTAATGCTCCAGTATTCTCTGTTGCAGGATCTAAAGGTCTTGGCGGCCCTGGTGGTGGTTTTAAAATACCTGAAACATTCTTAACACCTAATGCTTGATACATTCTTTTGTAAGCTTCGTGAATATCATGCATTTGTGGATTAGATTGTGCTAGTGTTAGTGATGCTTGTGCTATTTGAATTCGTTGTGTCATCGAATAAATATCAGGATCTGCTACTGGAAGAATATCTACTCTGTCATCAAAATCAGATTGTTTAATTAATCTACTTGCTCCAACGACATCATATGGATATTCCATTGGCACTGATTCTGCAATAACTCCAGCTAACATTTTGAATTCTTGACCCATTGAATAATAACATCTTTTGTGAATCGCTGACATGACTTTTGACCCTCGTTCAAGGACCGCCATTGTAGTTCCTACAGGAGCTTGTGTGTTCATGTCTGCCATTTTCATATCGGCTACTGATGCAAATCTTCTTCCTGAATCTACACAGAATTGTAAAAGTTGATAAAGAGTTGGATCTGGTCCTTTGAATGGTAAAAACTGAAATTGATCTTTTATATTTCCACCCGGTGCATCTACATCTCTGAACTCACCTGGCTGCAAAGGCTCTGAATCATCTCTTATTCTTAAACCTCTTGATTTAAAACCAGCAGGAAGATTTGATAATGTTCCCGCATCTAATAATTGTCTTAGAGCTGTTGTGGCTGTTCTTGATAGTCCGCCTATTGTATGAATTAAGCCATTACCATAAAAACCAAAACCAGGTAAAAATTTGTAATGAACAAAAAAATCTTTTCTTTTTCTTAACGGATCATTCTCCTCAAAGTTTCTATAAATTGATAAAACTTTTCTTGAATCTTCATCAATTGTTACAATGTAAGGAACTTTGATACCGTTTGGATCTTCGTAACCATCTATGTCAAGATTTGTATGTACCTCTATTAAATTATATAGCGCATTTGCTTGTCTATTATCAGTAGATGTTACACCCTCAATCTCATTCATTTTATCTTGAACTTTATCTGATTTATAACTTGGTCTTGGTAAATCAATATCTCTATAGAAACCACTTACTTGTAATTTTCTTAAATCATTTTGTGACATCTGTAATACTTGTGATATTCTTAATGCATCAGATAAATCAGTTGCATTGTATGGAACAACTAAGTCCTCTGCCTTAATAAACTTAGCACAAGCTCTTCCTAAAACTGGATCATAGTAAACTTTTTTGAACGAAGAACCTGTAAGAGGAAGTAAGAATAACATCTGATCCATTTCTGGAGTGTATTCTTTCATGACCGATGTTATCATATAATTCATGTAATCTCTTACACGACCAGCTTGATTTATTTTCTCATCAGTCTGTGCTCCTATCACTTCTGTTCTTACAGGTCCCCCTGCAGGTAATAACTCTTTGATGGCTTGCGCTTGGAATTGAGTTGCTGACTCCGCAAGTAAGGGATGAGTTACTCCTGCTGCCCCAAGAAAAGGACGGGCTGGTGATTCATATTTGAAACCTAATAAATCTAATCCTTTAACGTAAGAGTCTACCCATTGTTGTCTTGAACGTTTATCATCTTCGTAATTTGAAACAAGTTCACTACCTATTTGAGAAAGAATAGATTCATCTAAAGTTTCTGCTAAATTAGAAAAAAATTGTTCCTCTTGTTGAATAACTGGTTCTACACCAGCAATTACATTATCGTTTTCATCTAATACTGTATCTACTTGTTCTGGATTATTTCCAGTGGTCGTATCTAAAATTTCTAAATCTTCTCTTGACATTAATACATTTTAGTTATTTTTTTATTTTTAGCCATACCTTGTCCACGGCAAACAATGCCACCTTTTTTAAGATTGATACCTTTATCTTTTTTAAATTTATCTACACCAGCTGCAGCTTGTTGAGGTCTTGATATCTCATCTTTTATGTTTGCAGACGGGTTAGGTTGTTTTGTTAATGTTGCAATTGCTTTTTCTATCATCCAAATAATGGTGCAAAGTATTCACGTTTTACTTCTACCAATCCTCCAAGTTTATATGCCTTCATTCGGCCAGTATTTGAGCCTGCTAAATCTAATACCACATTTGTGTTGTAATTTCTAGGGTCATCTATATCAGTTATATCTAGAGGTTTGTAGAAAACATTATCAATATTTAAAAAATTATCTCTTTCTGCTTTTGACGTGAAAGATCCAACAATTTTTCCATCAGAGTCTGTAATTTTAAAAGGTTTATTTATATCTGATTTCATAACCTTTTTAACAACTACTTTAGCACCTAATTCTTTTGCAATCTCTTGCATAGCTTTCGGAACAACTGCAGTGCTAACTAATTTTCCTGTTTTGTAATCTCGATATTTACCAACTGCTTTTCCATCTAAATTTTTTAAAAGTCTATCTTTACCTGGGACTTTTCTAAAACTGCCAACTAATTCATCACCGCTTAATCCATAGTATTGTTCTAGTTTTTGTTTTTGTCCTACTTGTTTTAATAAATAATCATCAGCAGCACCGATTGCTATATATCTTACATTATTGTTTCTTGCATCTTTGATTAATGATTTCAACGCAAGTTTTGTCCATGTAGCTTCTTTCATCATTGGATAAAAATCATAAGTTCCTTCCTTTGATGAAAAGCTTTGACCATAATATTCATTGCCTGTAACTTGAGATGGTCTTATCTGAAAATTAGATTCTAATATTTTTTTTTCTTTTGTTAATTTATTTAATCTATCAAACTCAGGAGGGGACAGTGGTCTTTCATTAGCAATGTCAGTTAGTTTATTTATTTCTGTTATTTTTTGATTTATCTCTCTTTTCAGTGTTGAATTTATTATTTTATTCTTGAAAGGATTATTTCTAACAAGAGGTTTATCTCCCTCATACCTTGCTAATTTTTTTGATATGGACTGTCCCGTATCAGATTGTATTTCACCTATGTAATATGTATCTCCATAATTATCTACACCTCTTGTATTGAATCTTATGTGAGCTATAGGATTTGGATCATTAAAATGTGATGAGTAAATTTTTTTAGCAGATTCGTTTCCTGGTATGGCCTCATCAAGGTAAACTACTTTTTCTCTATAATCATAACCACCCTCAGCAAACACTGATTTGTGTTTTGGCATGTTAGTCGTGGTCAAACCTTTTTTAGCCAACGCTTCGTATTTGTCATAATCAGAAATTAAATTTCTAACAATTAATTTTTCATTGTCTTTTAAAGTAGGTAATAAATCTATTAGTCTTTGTTTTGTATCAATCACTTGATCTAGCTGAACTTTAGATGCAGAAAATTTTTGACCAATAGCTTCTAAGTTTTTTCCATCAGCTTTCAAACTTACCAATAAATTTTTTAGAGGTTGTCTCTGATTAACAGGAGTATCAAGAATTTTTTCATTTAACATTCTTGCAACATCATCATTAAAAATTCTAAAAGTTTTGTTTACATTTAATATTTCTGATTCATTTAAAGGATAACTGTAATTTTTAACTTTTGTTTTGTATGCTGGGTTTGTTTCTAAAACAGATAATACTTCTGCTTTTGAAATTTTTTTATTAGGATATTTTTTGCTTAATTCAAATAGATCTCCTCCAACGGCCTCTCCTTTTTTGTTAAATACAAGTAGACCAGCATCTTCTAACTCTTCAGCTTTGATTCCTTTGTTTAAGGATCCTTTCATAAATCCCATCCACTGAGCTGGTTTAGCAAATTCATTACCACCTTTTTTAACATAATCCCAAGCTGCAGATCCCATAAACTCAGTTATGTTATCCACCTTTAATTGTCTTTGGCTTTTTCCAAAACTTAATGGCTCTGCTTGAACAGTGAGTGCTTTTGAATTTTTAATTTTTTTAGCGTTAAAATCATCTTCAATAGCTTTCATACTTCTCTCCGTCATCAAAGGGGTTTGTTTTACGCTACCTCTTGTTGCAAGAGCAGCATTAAGTTCAGCCATTCTTTCTGGATTGTTCAAATATACATTTCTAAATTCATTTAAGTTTTCAGGGCGATTTAAATCTTGTCTGTATTCTGGGAGTCCATCAACGAATATCTGGTATCTAGGGTCATTACGTATAGCTTCTCTTAATTGAGCATTAATAGGAGCGTTTGTAAATTGATTTCTAATTTCTCTTTCAGCACCTCTTTTTGGCATCAGTGCACGAATACCTTTTGCAGCTTGTTTTGCATAAGGGCCTACAAATGGAATCATTCCTGCAACACCAAGAGTAGTTAGACCAACATATCCTAAAGCCTCGAGTGGAGTCATATCATCATAACCCTCTTCTCCTCTTGCTGCTTTTGCTAATTTTTCTGCATCTTGCATTGCATATTTGTACGATTGTAATTCTCCAGTAATAGGAGCTGTATCTCTTAAAAGTGTGTAAGTTGTATCTTGAAATTTTTTCTTGGCTTCTTGTAATTTAGCTTCATCTAAATTTTCTATTTCTCCATAGTCAAGTATAGTGTTGTTGTCAGCCATAGTTACTCCTATGCAGGATAGTATTTACGTTCCGTCGGCAATGGTTTTTTGTCCGTCGGCTCATAATCATAATCCGCAGATATAAAATTTCCTTCTCGGTATCTTAACACAGCTTGGGTGGTGCTGTCCACGAGGTCATCGTGTTCTCCATTAGGGAACGCTGCACACTCCTCAATCACTTCATGAGCAAATTGACGGTCAGCTGGATAGAAAACCATACCCGATGCAAACACAGGCGAGACTGCATTAACCCTTGAAACCTTATCTTTTCCACGACCTGGCACG